TTATCGCTGGGTTTGTTTAGTCAAATGATGCCCTATATAATGTCTTTTTAGTGCATGATGCATAATTGCACCGACAAGCTGGTGTATTTTTTTGAGTGTGTTACTTCTATCTGCTATTTTTTCATAAATGCTAACTAACTCTTTAACTTTTATTTCTGATACATGCTTATCACCAATATAAGGGAAGATATGATTTTTCAATCGTTCCCAATTCTTTTCTCGTGTTTCTGGATTTTTAGCTTTTTCTTTGTAGATACCATTAAAGTAACTTTCTGCAACAGAATAGAACGTATCTTTTAGACGGTTTTCATATTCTTGTTGGATGCGTATTTTTTCTTCTTGTGGATCGATACCTTTCGCAAGTAACGCACGATATTCTTCACGTTTAGCACGGGCATCTGCTAACGATAATTCTGGATAACCGCCTAAGGCCATTTTTGTTCTTTTCCCGGTGAGTGGTCTAGCGTAGTTAAATCGCCAGCTTTTAGAACCACTAGGTAAGATTAGCAGCAATAAGCCCTCACCATCAGATAGGGTATATTCTTTCTCTTTTGGTTTAGCATTTTTGATTTCAGTCGGAGATAAAGGTTTTACTATTCTGGCCATCTTGTAATTTCACTGATAAGGTTTTAGTAACCATTATAAGTTTTGGTTACTATTTTGGTTACTAAAATTTGCGATTAAAGACAATTAGAGACGATTAGATATGATGGGTGAAAGTGCTATAAACTCTTGTGGAACCTGGATAAAACAAAACCCCGCGATTAGTTTCGCGGGGCTTTGTTTAGTCAAATGGTGCCTGGGCGAGAAATGAATTTGATGTGTAACATATTGATTTTTAATATCATTATTTTCAGTTGTTTTTATTGGTGTTACTAACGGTGTTACTAAGTAAATTTTGCTGAATCTTAGTATATCAAAAAACTTTTTTTCTATTATAGTCTTCACCTCTTCATTTTTTCTAAAAAAATAATAAAAAATCCTTATTTATTATATATTTATAAGGGTGAAGACTACCTATTCAAGTCTTCACCAAGTCTTCACCAGTCTTCACCTATAAAAAATAGATAAATTCCTATCTTAAATTATCTTTTCAAACCCCAAAATCACCTGAAAAAATCACTGAATAAAATATTTTACTTAACGCATCTAAACGTATCTAAACTATTGAATTTTAAGGTATTTACTTTATATTTTTTGTATATATATTGTTCTATGGGCTTTTTATAAGCCCTCTTAATTAAGAAAAAATAAGGGTAAAAAATGCTTATTCACAACGAAGTTAGAAACGAAATCGTTACGCTAATCAAGAATAACATTCCAGAGATTGGAAATGTTTATAACGGTAGAGCATTCTTCACGAGCTTAAAACAGCAGCTACCTGCAATTTCAGTATTCTTAGATGATGCAGAATGTGATTTTAAGGTAATGGGAGAATCTGAATGGCAAGCCGAACTCAATATCTCAATCTTCCTTCCATATAGCGAAGGAGAACCCAACATTGATCGGATTGCAGAGAAGGTTAATGGCCTTATTACATTTACAGGTTATCGCCATATTCAATTTGTCAGAGGGATTCAATACCGTTATGGCTATGATGAGGATAATGCTTCTTGGATGAATGGTACGCTTTCTTACTTAATTGAATATGGTCGAGCCCCAATCAAATAACACAAGGACAAATTATGCTTAAAAAATTAATCGAGTTACGCCAACAAAAGGCAGAAAAAGTCGCAGAAATGCGTGCAATGCTTGATAAAGCAGAAAAAGAAAATCGTTCATTGGATGAAACTGAATCAGTAGATTTTGATAAATTGAAGGATTTAGTGAAACAATTGAGTGATGAAATCAGTAAATACGAAACCGTAGCAGATGAAGAACGTAATCTTGGTGCGCAATCTAACCCATTAGAAACCCGCAGCACGAAACAATTTTCAAATGATGAATTGCGCCATTACATTAAAACTGGTGAACTTCGCAATTTAACGACAGCTAAAGGTGAAGATGGCGGCTATTCTGTTATCCCGCAATTAGACAAAGAGGTCATGAAACGCTTAACTGATGATAGCGTCATGCGCCAGCTTTGTAATGTCGTTCGCTTGCCTATCGGTGCAAAAGAATACAAAAAATTAGTATCTGCTGGCGGTGCAACCGTTGAACATGGCACAGAAGGCACAGCACGCAATGGTACAGCAACGCCAAAACTGCATGAAGTAACCATTGCTTTAAATTCAATCTATGCTTATCCAAAAACTACTCAAGAGATTTTGGACTTCTCAAGCATTGATGTTTTAGGTTGGCTTACTGATGAAATTTCTGAAACCTTCACTGAAACAGAAGAAGTGGATTTAACCTCGGGTGATGGTAACAAAAAATCAAAAGGGTTATTGACCTACGAACGCACAACTGAAAACGATAAAGTGCGCCCATTCGGCAAACTTCAAAAAATTGAAGTAGCGGGTGCGGCAAAAATTGAGGCAGACACTTTAATTGATGCGTTCTATACCCTTCACAGTAAATACCGCAAAAATGCCGTATGGGTGATGTCATCAACCATTGCAGCAGCATTACAAAAACTCAAAAACAAAAATGGCGATTATATCTGGCGTGATGGTTTAACAACCGATGCACCCGCTACATTATTAGGCCGTCCAGTTTACTTCTTAGAGACAATGCCGACAGGTGGTGCAAATCAAGCCGTTATTGCTTTTGGTGATTTCAAACGTGGTTATTTCATTGTCGATCATGAAACAGGCGTGCGAACTCGACCAGACAACTTAACCGAGCCAGGATTTTATAAAGTCCACACCGATAAATATTTGGGTGGTGGCGTGGTAGATTCCAACGCAATTAAAGTGATTGAGACAACAGCATAAATCATAGAGGGGCGAAAGCCCCTTTTTTGCTTAATAGGTGAAAAATGAAGAAAGAATTTGAAATCCGCTCTGCAACCATTGCGACCGATGAAGAGAATCAAAAGCTAGTTGGTTATGCGGTCAAATGGAACAGTCCTTCACAAGTGCTTTATTGTGATTTTGTAGAATCCTTTGCGCCTAAAGCATTCAGTGAAAGTTTAGCCAGTGGCGAAGATATTCGTGCACTCTTTGAACACGACTACACCAAGTTACTCGGTCGCACCAGTGCGGGAACATTAAAACTAGAAGAAGATTCAATCGGCTTACGTTTTGAACTCACACCGCCTAATACAACTATTGGGAAAGATTTATTAGTTAGCGTCTCGCGTGGTGATATTACAGGCATGTCCTTTGGATTTAGAGCCAGTCAAGAAGAATGGGATTTTGATGTAGAGCCTTGCCAACGAACCGTACAAAAAGCCGAACTCTTTGAAGTTACCGTAACAAGCATTCCCGCCTATCCTGAAAGTAGCGTAGAAATTGCTAAGCGTTCGATGGTCGCGGCCAAAGAAAAAACACAAGAACATTCTACCGCACTTTTGAAACAGTGGCTTGATGTGATGGAGGCTTAATATGTGGAATCCTTTTAGACGAAAAGAGCAACGTAGCGAGCCAACCACAATAGAAGAGCTTTTATCTTACATGGGCGTAAACAATACAGGTGCGGGCGAATTTGTTAGTCCACAAACTGCAGAATCGTTACCCGCAGTAATGAATGCCGTTACCGTCATTTCGGAGGCGGTGGCATCAATGCCTTGTTATCTATACGCACTAAAAGAAGATGGCCGAGAAAGAATCTATCGTCATCCTGTTGAATATCTTCTTAATGAAATGCCAAACCGCAGCCAAACACCGTATCAATTCAAAAATACGATGATGCGCCATTGTTTGCTAAATGGTAATGCTTATGCCGTGATTGAGTGGAATAACAAGGGCGAACCAATAAGCCTTACTCCCTATCAACCCAGTGCGGTAAATATCTTCCGTAAAGTAACGGGTGAATATATTTATCAAATCACTGACTTAAACGGGGTAACAAAAAACTATCTTCAAGATGAGATTTTACATTTACGCCATAGTTCTATTGATGGATTTATGGGGCGTTCTCCGATAACAGTTTGCCGTGAAACAGTCGGATTAGGTTTAGCTCAACAACGCCATGGCGCAGCCATTATGAAAAATGGATTGATGGCAAGCGGGCTTATCTCAACGGCCGAATGGTTAGATGATGCAAAAGCACAGAAAGCCGTCAAAGCCCTTGAACGTTACAAGGGTGCGAAGAATGCAGGTAAAACCCCTATTCTTGAAGGCTCAATGGAATATAAACAATTAGGCATGACAAACCAAGATGCAGAATGGTTAGCCAGTCGCACGTTCACCATTTCCGATATAGCCCGAATCTACAATATTAGCCCGATTTTCTTACAAGACTACTCCAATAGTAGCTATTCGAATTTCAGTGAGGCGAGCCGAGCATTTCTTTCTCAAACCTTGCGCCCTTGGCTTACTAACTTTGAACAACAACTCAAAGATGCATTGATGATTGATTTAGGAAGCAACAGCAAGAAACGTTACTTAATCGAATTTGATACAAGCGACTTATTGCGCACCAGTCAAAGCGAACGTTTCAGTAGCTATGATGTGGCAATCAAAGCGGGTGTAATGTCTCCAAATGAAGTTCGCCGCCGTGAAGGTTTACCGCCTTATGATGGTGGAGAAGAATTTAGCCAAGCATGGAAACAAACCGTAGAAGTAAAACGCGGCGATGAACAAGAACCGGGGGCAAGCAATGGCAGTGATGCTTAAGGCTGGGAAATATAACAAGGTCATCACTATTGAGGCGAGAAACTATCCCCGAGAGCGAGAAACCAATCTACACGGTGAACACAAAGCATTTTGGAAACATATTGCGACCGTTCGCGCCAGTGTAGAGCCATTGCAAGGGCGAGAGTATTTTAGTGGCCCGTTTCAAATGGGTGAAAGCATCATCCGCATTCGCATTCGCTACATTGAGGGCATTACAAACAAAATGCGGATTAAATACGGTAAACGACTATTTGATATTTATTCAGTGATTGACAGTATGGAATCACACCGAGAATTGCAGTTAATGTGTAAAGAGGGCGAGGCTTATGGCGAATATTAATTTAACCCTAGATGACATCAAAGCGCATTTAAATCTTGATCATGATTTAGATGATGCGTTACTCGAAACCTATAAGGTCGCTACATTGGAAGTATGCCAAAAGCATATTGGTAAAACCTTTGGTGATGAAGAAACAGAAAATACCGTTCCGTTTACGCCATCAATTAAAGTCGGCTGCTTAATGTATATCGCCTACCTCTACACAAACCGTGAGGCTATAACAGACTTAGCCAATCTTAAACAAGCACCCATGACGATTTCCGCATTATGGGAAGTCTATAGAGAGCCTTGCGCTTACTAAGGGTATAGCTATGCCTTATCAACCATTAAGACGTTGTAGTTATCCTGGATGCAGAAATAAAGTGAAGTCGGGCAGATGTGAAGAGCATAAGCCAAAGGACAACCGTCCAAGCAGTCGCGCACGCGGTTACGACCATAAGTGGAGCAAATACCGCGAGCAATACTTAAAGCATCACCCTCTTTGCGTGATGTGCTTAGAGAAAGGTATCTACACGCCCGCTACAGTGATAGACCATATCAAGCCAGTTGAGAACGGACAAGCAGACCCGCTATTTTGGGTTGAATCTAACCATCAAGCACTTTGCAGAGATTGCCATAGTTATAAAACACGAGTGATAGACCAACGCGGATTTGGTGCGAAGAAGTAAACCGTTTCTATATCGAAACAATTAAAGTATGGGCATATGTACACGGTTGAGTTGAGTACATAAGTGTACAACTGAATTATGAGCATATGTACACAGTTGAGGTGTTTCGATATCGCAACACCTGAATTATGGCGATATATCCACAGTTGAGTTATGGTCATATATCCACAGTTGAGTTATGGTCATATGACCACAGTTGAGTTGTGGTCATATGGTAACAACTGAGCTATGGTACTAAGAAATAGAGCTGCCCTCAAAATTGAGGAGAGGTCGTTATAACCTCAACTGTTGCATATGGTAAGCGAAAAAATTCGCCTACCAGCCGACGCAAAATTGCGTTGGTTAAATTTGATTTATATCAAACTTTTACGGGTGGGGGGAGTTTCAGAAAGAAAATGGCAAGCCTAAAGAACCGCCCGCCCCCTTTAATTTTTATGCAAGGAAATTTTTTTGAAAATAAGGAAACACAATGACAGCCAAAAAGAAGAATTTACACACCCCGCCAAGTTTTTTAGATCCGATTGCTAAATCAGTATGGAAAGAGCGTATCCCTCAACTTCTTGAACGTGGCGATATTCAAGATGCCGATTTAATTCACCTTGAGTTATATTGCGTGAACTATTCTCTTTTCCGTGCAGCCGTTGAAGATATTCACAAAAACGGCTTTTCAATCGTCAATAGCCAAGGCACACAGTCAAGAAATCCCGCATTATCCGCGAAAGCTGATGCAGAAAAAGTGATGGTGAAAATGTCCTCATTGTTAGGCTTTGATCCAGTTAGCCGTAGAAAAAATCCTGTTGAAGTTGATTCAACCGATATGATTGATGAAATCCTCACAATGTAGGCTAAATATGGCAATCTGGCACGCATACGCAGAGAAAATTCAATCAGGTGAAATAGTGGCTTGTAAGAAGATAAAACAAGCCGTAGCGCGTTATTTTAACGATTTAAACAACCCCGATTATTTCTTTGATCAAAGTGCGGTAGAAAAATTTATCGCTTTCTCGAAACTATGCCCACACGTTAAAGGACACTTGAGAGGTGAGCCGATTATTCTTTCAGATTGGCAAGTTTTTCTCTTTGCCAACATTCTCGGCTTTAAACGAAAAGATACAGGATTAAGAAAATATCGCTCTGCTTACGTTCAAGTGGCAAGAAAAAATGCAAAATCAACGGTAGCAGCCGTTTTAGCCAATTGGTTTTTGGTGATGGAAGGCGGACAGCAAGATATTTACACCGCAGCCGTGAGCCGAGACCAAGCCCGAATCGTTTTTGATGATGCGCGTCAAATGTGCTTACTTTCGCCTTTACTGAAAAAACGGCTCAATATTCAACAGCACAAACTTATCAACCCTAAGAATAACAGTATCATGCGACCATTGGCCGCTAAATCCTCAACCATTGAAGGCACAAACCCTAGTTTAGCTATTGTTGATGAATATCACCTACACACGGACAACAGCGTCTATAGCGCGTTAGAGCTAGGACAAGGCGCACGCCCAGAAGGTTTACTCTTTGCTATTACAACGGCTGGCAGTAACGTGATTTCGGCTTGTAAACAGCACTATGATTATTGCGCACAAATCCTGGAAAGTAACGAACAAAACGACAGCTTGTTCGTATTGATTTTTGAACTAGACGAAGAAAACGAAATCGACAAGCAAGAGAACTGGATAAAAGCCAATCCCAATATTGGTAAATCCATTCCTTACCTTGATTTTGAGAACACAATCAAGAAGGCTAGAGGGATTCCTTCCGAATGGGTGGAAATGCTTACCAAGCGATTTAATGTATGGTGCCAAGGCACAACCCCGTGGCTAGGCGAAGGAAACTGGGCGCAATGCGAACGGCAGTACACCGAAAGCGATTTACTTCACCAAGATTGTTACTTAGGGCTGGATTTATCTAGCACTAATGACTTAACCAGTCTTTGCTATACCTTTCCACAAGGGAAGAAAGTGCGGTTGGTTACTCGGCATTATATCCCTGAATTTCAACTTAATAACGTGGCAAATAAAAACCGTGCGATGTATCGAAACTGGGTGCGTAGTGGTTGGCTGATTGCAACAGAGGGCGATTGTATCGATTATGACAAAATCAGAGATGATATTTTGAAAGATGCACAACGTTTCAATATTAAGATGATTGGCTTTGACGTATGGAATGCAACCCATTTACGCACACAATTACAAACTGCTGGGCTTGAGGTTGAACCATTCCCACAAACCTATCAACGATTTAGCCCAGTGGCGAAAAGTGCAGAAGTGCTAATCAATAGACAGATGATAGAACATCATGGCGATCCAGTGCTTACCTGGGCATTATCAAATGTGGTGATGGAAACCGATGCAAACGCCAACATTAAACCAAACAAGAAGAAAGCCGCAAACAAAATCGACCCAGCCGTAGCGTTCCTAATGTCTTTCGGCACTTATCAACTTGAATATGGTGATTTGATTTTCGAGCTTTCAGATGAACACAAACACGCATTAGAACAATTTAATGGTATTGATTTATAGGAGAAATGAAATGGGCAGTTTTAGCAACGCAATTGAACAATTTAGAATAAAGATTGAAAATCAGTTAATGACAGAACAGCCAAAGGCGATCAAAAAAGCATTAAACGCAGCAGCGCAAGTATTAAAAGATGAAATTAAGCCTATTGTTCCAACTCTATCCAAGAGTACTGATTTTAGAAAAAAAGGCACGGTAAAAAACAATGTGCGCCACCGAACAAGATTATTTAAAGATAAAAGCGGTGGGGTAACTATTGTGCGCATACGCCGAACTAAAGGCCGTAGAATGGCAAGGGTTAGTGATAACACCAAAGACCGCACAGATCCTTTTTATTGGTTTATGTTAGATCGTGGAACGAGAAAAATGAGCGGTGCACATTTTATGGAAAGAGCATGGGGTAAAGGGAAATCAAGGGCTATTAATACTGCAAAAAAAGTATTCATTAGTGAAATGAAAAAACTAAATTAAAAAAATAAAGCCCGACTAAGCGGGCTTTTTTGCAACAACATCTGACTTACAGGTCAAGTGGCCATCATCTACCACTCTGTTCATTCCTGAACGTTCTTATTATATCTCAAACCAAATAACAAAAAAAATAGCCGTAGCTTAACGCATCTAAACTTTGATAAAATAGAACAAGAAATAAACAGGAAAACAAGGGGGAAAGTATGATTAAATCCGTTTTATCCGCATTTGGTTCATTTGTATTTTCTGCTTTAGATTTTTTGTTATTTTTAGCTATATTGCTTTTTGTTGGCTTGTTGGTTTTCATCTTTTGGCCAATACTAAAATGGCCTTTACTGGCTTTTCTAATAGGTGCGATCACCTTCTTTTGTTATCTAATATACAAGATAAAAGAAAAACCAAAACCGCTAGAACAAGACGAAATATTATCCAGCTGGGCGGAACAAGAATTACAGCGCCCTATCATCCAACGGATTTTACAAAAACAAGAGGAAAATAAACCGTTCATTAGCGGAACGATAACGCATATTGGAAATGACGGAAAAGAAACTCGATTAGGCAATATCACTATCCATCTAAAAAATAATTAATCAAATAAAGCGCATCTAGGGTAGCTCCCGAAAGCAAGAAACCTTATCTTGTTGATGCGCTCCTACCAATAAGGATAAATGCGAAAGGGGCGTTTATGGAACCAGAAAAAAGAATGCTGCCTAAGAAAGCGTATTCACTAGAGAAAGCTGCTGCCTATATGTCTATAAACTATGGAATCAAAATAGATAGAGATGATTTATTAGATTATTTGCGTGATGGGGTATTAGTTTCATCCCTCCTTTTAAAAGGAAATAGTAGGTATATTACAAGGATAGATAGAGAAAAAATTCCAAATAATAGAGTTTCTATTGATCCTTTTTACTGTAACTTCAAAATAGAGAATGAGCAATCTAAAGTAGTTGAAATTCTTGAAGGTAGAAGTTGTTTAGTATGCGAAAGCAAAAATCTACAAGTGGCATTATTTTATAAAGATAAAGTGGACGATGCTTTTTTAGGAGAAAGATGTAAAGTGTTCAACGGCTCTGAAGTATTTAGTTTTGGGTTTTCGGGTTATTTTACAATTCCAAACCATGTTTTTAATACCATATTAAATGGAGAGATGTTTTCTTTTCCCATGAGGTTAAGTGTCAATTCAGATGAGCATGACTCCGAAATTTTTATAGGTAATAGTTACAATGCGACATTTCCCATGTCTAAAGTTTGTATTTTACATGATGATCTAATGGTATTTTTAGCTAGCATGGGCGTAATTGACGATAAATATAAAATACCTGAAGAAATAGGCAAGTTAAACGCTAAGATTTTCAAGTTAGAAAAGGAAAAATCAAGCGATAAACTCTCAACAAAAACAAAAAATACAATGGCTAGATTGATCGTTAATTTAATCGATCTTCAATATGGCTATAAAAATCAAACAGATATAATCAAAGCTTTTAAGAAAAAAGGCGAAGATAACATGAGGGAAGATGGTGAGATAGTACAAGACTTCATTCAAAAAGGGCTAATGCCGCCAAGCTCTAAATTTATTCGTGGTATATTAGGAGATCTTGAAGAGAAATAAGAAATCTAGAACATTTTTTTCATTATCTGGAACATTCTATGTAAATCGGAATATTCTAGACCATCAAAATTAAATTTACGGTTAAATACCTATCGTTCGAACAACTCAACGGAATAGAACGCTATTCCACAGTGTTAAACAAACGATAGGTATTTTCTTATGAATCTAAATTTAAACCCACAACAAAAACTAATCTCTGGTGAAACCGCTTGCCATATTGTTGGCTTTGGTCGCACCAAGCTCAACTTGCTTGTAAAAGCCAAGAAATTCCCTCAACCAATCCGCTTTTCACAAAACTTTGTCCGTTGGGATTTAAAAGAAGTGAATCAATGGATTGAAGAACAAAAAGCTGCACGTGCTTAATAGAAAAAAACGCCATAGTGAGGAAAAAGAAACTATGGCGTAACTAGAAACGTATTTGGAACAAGCAATTAAATTCAAACAGGAAATGAAAATGAACTTAATTCATAAATATTCTAATCAAATTAGAAATATTTTCAACAAACATTTACAAAACCCTACTTTACAAAGTGTGGTGAATTTTGGCATTATTTTCTCGCAATCAGAAAAAGTGATTGCCAGCCGTGGAAAGCTGAACTATTTACCAGAGGCGAACGATAGCACGCCATTAAACCGTGCTTTTTTTGTTCGTAACATTCGCACACCTAAAGAATATGCGGATTTTGTTTTCAATCTAAATCCGATCATTCTCTCAATGGTAGAGCGTAATGGGCCGTCTTTGACGGGCTGTCTTCCTTTGGTGGCAGTTTTCCACCCTGTTATGCTCTACCGCCCGACCGTGGAAAGTCTAGCGGTAGTTCTTATAAATCAACCAAAGGACACCGCAGAAATGATCTACAAATTTCTTTGCGTCAATCGCACACAAGCGCATTTTAACTTATGCGTCATATCTCTTAATTCTACCACCGAAGAACAGGCACGTTTGAGCCTATCTGCTGATTATCGTTTTATTGCGGTGGTGGCGAGAATCAATCCTCAAAACAACCGCACTTTTTCAACTAATGGGAAAAATCACAGCTTGCCAGCAGGGCAGAATGTGGGTAGTATTGAAAGCACTACTACTATCGAGGGCAACCGCAACCCTTATCAATGCGGTATTTTTTTACCTAAAATTCATTCCTTGCACGTTCCTAAAAAATTAGGTGCGTTGTCTTATATCGAATTTGCGGTACAGATGATAAGCCGAAATAAGGCGGAGTTTATCCGCACGAATAAGGCTAGCCGTTCGATAGCGGTAGTTGAGTCTGTATCGCACCCAATTCAGGGCGATACTCTTACATTAACTAAATCTATCGGAAATTCAACAATGAAAATCTACCCTCAAAACAACCGCACTTTAGCGGCACTTCCTACCCTTTCTGTATCTGCAGCACAAGGGGGCGAAAATGCTTAATCAATCAATTTTATCTGCACTACAAGAGATAACAAGCTTCAATCAATTTGCCGAACGCAATCAAGTAGAGCGAATGAAAGTAAGTGATTTAAAAGCCTTGTGTAATGAATCTGAAATGTTATGTGAATCTATCGAATATGGATTGATGCACTTAGGCGACTTAATGCAAATCTTAGGCAATCTTGCCGACACCGAGCAGGATTTTACACGCGAGGCAATGAGTAACGATAACGTGAAACATATCGGGGGATTAATCAAGGCAAATGCCTATCTACTCAATGCGTTAAGAGAAACGGCTAGCTTAAGCGAATATTATCTTGCTGGTGGCTTAAAAGGGGAGATTGAAAGAAATGATGATTAAACCGAACCTACCCTATCAATTAATCTTTGTCTATGACGATGGCGAGCAATTCATAGCGGGCAAATATGGCACGCTTAGAGATGCGTTACAGGCAAAAATCAGATGTAAGCACGAAATAGGACAAACCGATATTTGCGGTCGAGTGTTAGAAGTTATCTCGGTTTTGAAAGGGGAAGAAAATGAAACCAACTAATCCAATGGCACAGCTTGAGCAATGGAAAGCTAACCACCAGCAAGGAAAAATAAATCAGTTCGTGAATGAAATGAACCAAACCAATTTAGGGGCGGTTAAAAATACGCAAGGAAACGCACGTAGCGAGGTTAAAAGCAAATATCAAGGGAAACTATACGCTAATCCATTAGCCTTTAAATGTAGCCAGCTTACGCGCCAATTCAAACTGATTTTAGATAGCAACCGTAAATGTTTAGAAGTCTATCCTGATGACTTCCATCACAAAATCAAGTTTAGAGATGAACTTACTGATTTAGTGGTGAGATTAAAAACAGGCGGAAAGTTCTTTAATGAAATGGTTAAGGCGCAAGGTGCAAAACTTAACCAAAATAACCAAGAAACAATCAGAAACTTTAATCAAGCTAATGACTACTTAATTCATAAGTTCGGTGAAATTATCGCACAAATCAACCAACTCAATATTGAACGCGTTGAGGGTGATAAATTGCAAGAGGGAAATAATGAGTAAAACTGCTTTTATTTTAACTGCTGGCTATCATGTTGTTGATGATTTATTTATGCTGACTGTTGTCGCAATGCGAGAAAGCAAAGGGGATATTTTAATTCTTCATCGCGCTTATGCTCGGCAAGGGAAACTAACGAACGTCAGAGCCATTAATTTAAACCATTACACGCTAGAAATTAGCTTAGGCAATGCACGCGCGCCCATTATTCACGCAGAGGGAAGAAGAGAACGTGCGGAGGCTGAGGAGGCGATAGCGCCTTTTAAAACAATCTACCCTACTGCTCAAATTCGAGTGATTCAGTTCAAGGACGCATTTTTATTTAAGCAATGTGCAGGGATTGGATTGGGGATTGATGCGGAGCAAGGAGGCAAACAATGGCTAAATTAATCAATGCACCGCACCTTGCGGATCAAGTTCATGAACCTTACTCTGATATTTTTATTCTTGCTGGGCGTAAAGCCTGGCAAGCATGGGATAATGGAAAGGGTGAAGAATGGCTCTTGTTATGTTCTTTAATTCACGGATTAGATAGAAATATAAAACCAGTTATTCTTGCTGAAAACCAGTTAGAGAATATTTCTTCTATTCGCATAGTAAAAGAAGATCAACGATCAGTAAAACTTGTTCAATATGGTGAACTGGCACAAGCTGAAATAACGGCTATTTGTCAAAACTTAGCTAAAAACTCTGATGCAATAGATGTCAAACTTCTTGATGCTGCAGCGCAGCCTAAAGAAGATTTAAGTGGTTATATTCAACGCTTACGCAATGATAAAGATACTGCAGATCTCGCAGAGCAATTAGCACCGCCAGAGAAATTAAAAGAAAAAGACGGAACGAACAAAAAATCACGAGCCTTTCAAAAGTGGTTAAATTTAGATATGGCACTACAGCGTGGTTGTAGAGAAATCTATGCTTATGATGGCAAAACGTGGAATAAACAAGAAAATGATGACTTAGAAGAGAAAGCAGTTAAATTTCTTGATGAAAATGAATTTAACTACAGCGATTCTACAATAGAGCGGTTAATCAAGACATTAAAAGCCCAATTGCCAAGAATGGGAGAAATGTCTAACGATTTGATAGCCTTTGAGAATGGCGTGTTAAATCGCAATACAATGGAATTTGAATCTCATAATCGGCAAAACTGGCTAACCTCTTGTATTCCTCATAAGTATGATAAGCATGCTACAGATACACCGCACTTTGACAAATGGTTGAGCTTTGTATCTGATGGAAACAAAGAGAAAGCAAGAAACATTCTAGCCGTTTTATATGCGATCTTAACCAACCGTTATAACTGGCAAATGTTCTTTGAAATTACAGGAAAGGGGGGAAGTGGTAAATCTGTGTTTGCCAGTATCGCCACTTTGTTGGCTGGTGTAAAAAACACTGCATCAAGTAATTTAGAAAAGTTTGATGATGAACGCGGACTATCTGGACTTGAAAATAAAACGCTGATTTTATGCCCTGAACAATCAAAATATGCTGGAGACGGCAGCGGTTTAAAATCTATCACTGGCGGGGATACTGTAAGGGTGAGATATAATTATCGAGATCCATTTGATGTAAAAATCACCGCCCTAGTTATGCTGATAAATAATAGACCTTGTTCATTTACAGAGCGTTCTGGTGGGGTTGATCGAAGACGTGTTATTTTTGACTTCAAAAAGATAGTGCCAGAAGATGAACGCGATCCGCATTTTATGGATAAAATCACTCTAGAAGTGGGCGGAATTATTCGCAAGGTGTTTGATTCATTCCCTGATCCAAATGATGCGAAAAAGGCTTTAAAAGCACAAATGGAAAGCCAAGAGGCGTTAGAAGTAAAAAAACTATCTGATCCACTTACAGACTTCTTTGGTTATTTCTACACGACAGAACAAACAGATGGGCTTTTTATTGGTGTTACAAGCATGGGATTAGACAAAATAAGAACGCACCTTTATCCAGCTTATTTAGCCTATACAAAAGCGATGAATATCGCTGAATTAGGGCTGAACAATTTTGTAATTGGGGTTGAGCAAGCCTTAAAACAGAATGGCAATAAACATGATTTCATGAAGAAACATACCAAAACTGGACGTAGGACAAATATCCATTTTAAGGATTTTGATAGTTTTCGAAATGAAATGTTTAGTTAA